CCGTGCCCGAGACGGGCTGGGTCACACCGGAGCCGTCGACCTTGAGCGCGTTGGTGAGCTGCGGCTGGTCGGTTGCGAGCACGACACGCTGCGTGCCGGCCGACTTGTTGCCGGAGTTGGTGTCGATCGCGGTGCCGCCGACCTGGTTCTGGTTGACCGAGCTGTTGGCGGTGATCGAGACCGTGCCCGAGACGGGCTGGGTGACACCGGAGCCGTCGACCTTGAGAGCGGTCATCGAGGTGACGCCCTGCACCGTGATCACGTCCGCCGAGGGTGTGCCAGCAGTGCCGAGCGCCGGCTGCTTGGCCGCGGTGGCCGCCCCTGTGGGCAGCGGCAGCGAGGCTGCCGAGACGGGCTGGGTAACGCCGGAGCCGTCGACCTTGCCGGCGCCAGTGGCGCTGATTACCCACTTGTTGGACGAGTCGAGCGTCCCGTCCATCACCTTCGAGAAGCCGACCTTGACCGTGCCGAGGGTGCCATCGACGAGCTCGTCTGCTGCGAGGGTCGTGCCCGCGCCCGGGGTGATCGTGACGTTGTCAGCCATTCGGCACCTCAGGTTCAGGTTGAGGCTCTTCAGGCGGTTTCAGCTCGGCGAGCTCCCTGCGCAGCCACTCGTTCTCGATCACGAGCTTTCCGACCATTGGAGCTCCTCTCAGTACCAGACCTTGTGGTTCCTGAAGCCGGGTTTGGGGTGGTAGACGACGCTGCTCGAGCGGAGCTCGGCGCCGATCTCGTTGTAGAAGTCGACCTTTTCGACGTGTCGGGGCATAGCCCAGGCCTCGACGGGGCCGCCAACGACGATCAGGTTCAGGGGGTTGAGATGGCGGCTGAAGTAGTTCAGCGCCGTCCCTCTCTCGACCGCGTTGATGAAGAGGATCTGTGGCTGGTGTTCGCGCAGGTGGCGCTGCACTGCGGGGATGTGGTGGAAGACGTCGAGCTTGCGGAATCCGGGGATGTCGAGCTCGGGCCTGGCCTGGTCGTAGCAGCGGAAGAACATCTCCCGCTGCTCGGCCTGGGCTGCCAGGTAGAGGGAGAGACTGGGATCCTCAATCCCGAACTCGACGATCCCACGGGCATGGTGCCACTCGGTGTCGAGGATCGTCTTCCAGAGCAGCAGCTCGGAGCTCGTCTCAGTCGCTGCCACTCAGGATCTCCGCGGAGGTTCGTCCTTCGTAGTCCTGCCAGTAGTCGGGGTAATAGTCAACGATGTCCCGGGCAGGGTCGAACGGGTGCCCACAAGACGGGCAAGTCTCGAAACGCCGCTCGAAGGCGGCGAGACACTCACCGCAGGCGTACCCAGCACGAACTCGAGCCAGGTCGGGACCGTGAAGCTCATAGACCATCCGTCCATCGGGCATCTGCTCCCTGTAGCGGGGGATCAGGTAGTGGGTGACGGCGCCGAGGCCCTCGCGGCTGACCGAGCGGATCTCGGCGCGTTCCCGCATGTGCGAGTTGGGCAGCCAGAGCTCTACGGTGTCCTCGCCGCTAGCCAAAGACGGCCTCCCTCCACTCGTCAGCGTTCTTGCGCAGCAGCCGCTCCTCCGAGATGTACTGGCGTGTCGACTGCACCAGCCGCTGCCGCAGCCCGGAGCTCTTGATCAGCTCGTTCGTCTGCCGGCGAAAGTCTTCAGCCGAGCCAGCCAGGAGCGCAGTCTCGCCGTGAATCGCTGTGCGGTTGTAGACGAGGCAGTTCTGGGCGACGGTGGCTGCGCCGGAGAGGGCGTACTCGAGCCACTTGATGTCGCTCTTGCCCAGAGTGTGCTTGTCGACCCGGAGTGGAGCAAGCCCGATGTCGAGTGGGAGCGCGAAGCCACGGTAGCCCTCGTTTCGCCAGGGGATGTGCGTGTAGGGGATCGCCGACCAGTCCCGCTTGGTGCGCGAGAACTTCGGGTTCAGGAGGGCCGGCGAGATGCCGACGAAGACGATCTCGCAGCCCTGCCTGTAGGCGTCGAGCAGCGCCGGGAAGATCAGGTCGACGTCCCAGATGTGGGAGTCGGAGCCCATGTAGCCGACGCGCAGCGGACCGCTTGGCGGCTCGACCTCCGGCAGGTAGTGCTCGTCGATGAAGTTGCGGCAGACGTGGAACTCGGGCAGGTGCTTCTTCAGGCCTGGGAAGGCGTCGTTCAGCCCCTCCCAGTAGAGGTCGCGCAGGTAGTCGGTGGAGAGGATCAGCGCGTCTCCGACGCAGAGCGAGCTCGCGTGGGCGTCCCGGTTGTTCGCCTCCCAGCCGGCCTTCTGCAGGAAGATGTTGAGCCGTTTGTCGGAGAGGTAGTTGTCGTCGACCTCGGCGCTGACGCGGATCCCGTGCTCGAAGCGCATCTCGCGCATGTGCGCTGCCTGCCAGGGCATCGGCCGCGTCCAGATCGCCGCCGAGCCTTCGTGCTCGGGGTAGAGGCAGCGCAGGTTCGCGACGTTCCGCTTGACGCGGTTGAAGTGCTCCCACTCCTTCTCGGTCGTGATCACCTGCTTGCCGCCGAGCGGGAAGGTGACCTCGAGCGACCAGGGGAAGTAACCGTCCGTGTTCGGCCAGTAGAGCGAGTCGAAGCCGTCCTTGCCGTCCGGGATCAGCACCGTCTTGGCGCCGATCGCTGCCGCGGGGCTCTGCACCCGCCAGGTCAGGTCACCGTTCGGCCCCTTGACGGCGTACCAGGACGCGGTCGCGGTCGCGGCCGGCGCCTCGGGTGCGATCGCGCTCACGAGGCAACGAGTTCCTCCTCGAGCGGCTCGGCGTCGGGCTTCGCGGACTCCAGGCGCTTGAGCACGTTCTCGCGGTTCTTGTTCTCGAGCTCGTAGTTGATCGCCTGCTCGACGAGCCCGAGCTCGAGCGCGAGGTCTGCGATCTTCGCGTAGGGCGTCGAGTCGTAGGTCGGCCAGGGTGCCGCCGTGCGCGGCTTCTCCCAGACCCAGAACTCGCCGCCGGGGAAGCGCTCGCACATCCTCAGCATGTGGCGGGCGACGACCTCCTTGTCGTCGTCCGACCATTGCTTCTCCTCGGCCTGCATGTCGAGGTCGAAGAAGTGGCCGCGGATGTCGGCGGCGATCGCGGTGTTGCCGGTCTCGGGGTCGATGTAGCTGTACTCGCCGCCGTGCATCGCGAACTCGGCGACGAGCGCTGGGATCTCGTCGAAGATCGTCCCGTCGTACTGGTTTCGGATCGCCTTGTAGGAGCGGCAGTACTCCTCGTGCGCCGACATCTTCGACTGGAACACGAGGCCGGGTCGGTACCAGGTCTTGTCGTCCGCCATGCGGAAACTCCTCGCTTCGGATTTCACTCAGTGGGATTTGCAGGGGTTTCCCGGGGCGACCCTCCGAGAGGTCGAGCCGCCCCGGAACCTGCGGCTAACCGGTGACGCCGGTCAGCTTCGCGTGGCGCCGTTCGTGGATGATCTGGAACGAGGCCTCGGTGATGTACTCGTGCTTGACGCCGTCGAAGTCGGGCGCCTGCACGTTCAGCTTCAGCCGTGTGTCCCGCAGCGGCCGGTACTTGAACGCATCCATGTCGACGAGGAATGCGTAGCCGCCGTAGGTGGCCGAGTCGTTCCAGTCCCGGTGCATGACGATGTCGATGATCCCCTGCCCGGAGTAGTAGGTCTTCATCGTGACGCCGTAGTCGGTCGCCCGTGCGTCGTTCACCTTCAGGTTTGCGCGGGCGAAACCCTCGACCGCCTGGACCACGAGCGGGCTGGCGAACAGCACCTTGCGCTCTGACCCGTAGCGGAAACCCGTGCGCAGGAAGCCCTGGAACGTGGCCTCTGTCAGGGTGCCGCCGGCACCGGTCGAGTTGGTCGCGATGAACTCGAGGATCCCACCAGCCATCCTCTGGTTGGTGGCTTTCAGGTCGCGCAGGCCGAGGAAGGCGATCTGCTCGAGCGAGCGCGCGTGCTCCCGCCCGAACTTGTTCTTCATCCGGTCTTCCTCGTTCCCACCGTAGTGCTGGGTGGCAACCTCCGTCTGCGTGAGAGCGATCGGCGTGCGCACGATCTCGCAGTAGTTGGAAGCCGTGACCAGCTGCGGGAACTTCACCTCTCTGAGGCTCGCGCCTTCAGTGTTGGCGTTGGAAACGAGGTAGAGCTCGTCTCCGGAAGTACCGGTGGTCTGCGCTGTGCCACCGACCGCGGAGCCCGAAACCGAGCCGGCCGCTGTCGCGGTGACGAGGATCCCCCAACCCTTGACCGTGTTTCGGATCACGTCGCCGACGCGGAAGATGTCAGCGGCTACACCGAAGGCGGTGGCGTTGGACGCCGCCGATGCCGAGAGCGTCGTCAGACGCGGCATCGACTCGTCCTCGTTCCACTCGATCTTCGGGTTGATCGCCGGGGCCGAGTTGGTCTTGCTGGTGATCGCGAGCAGTGGTGCGATGTTCGGCTCCAGCTCGAACACGTTCGCCGCCATGTCCCGAGGGTTGTTGGCTGTGTTCAGCGTGGAGTCTTCGCTGCCCGCGAGCAGTGTGACTGCCATGTCGTTTCTCCGTCAGTCGGGATGAACTGGCGGGATTGCCCCTTGCACGGTCGAGCGAGCCCGTAGGTTCCTCGCTGCCGGTGGGGTCCTCAGGCTGGGCCGCGGTAGCCGGAGTCGCCGGCCGCCTGGACCCGTGCCCATTCCGCCTCGTCGCCGCTCGGGCTTGCGACCCGATTGCCGGCACCGGAGAGCGTCTGGGCTTGCTGCTTTGCGTTCGTTGCGTAGAACTGCGAGTTGTGGTCGTTGACCACGGCTCGGAAGAGGCCGCCGAGGACCTCTCGCGGGTTGGCCGCGAGCGAGGAGTCAGGGATGCCGAGGGCGCCCTGCAGCTCCATCATCTCGGGCAGAAGCTGGGTCATCTCGGGGTACTCGACGGTCATCTCGTCCACCGTCTGGTGGATCAGCTGCTCGTCGGCCTGCGCCTTGAGACGGTCCTGCTCTGAGACCTGCTGTTGCTGCTGGTGAGCCTGCACGAGCTGCCGCTCCCGCTCCTGCATCATCTCGGCGGCGGCTGCCCGGGCGAGCTCCCAGGTGGTCTGCGATGGGGCCTCGTACATCCGGTTGTCCCACGGCTCCCACGGGTTCTGTCCTTGCTGTTGCTGCTGGGACTGCGGGGCCTGCTGCAGCGCCTCCTGGGCCTGCGTTGCCTGCTCCCGCCAGAAGGCTGCCTCCTGCTCGGCGGCTGCCTTCTCCTGGCCGAGCTGGGTGATCTTCTGCTCGGCGTGCCCGTATGACTGGGCGAGCGCCTCTCCCGAGGCGAAGTTCCCCGGCAGCCAGTCCGGCCGGGCTTCGTTCGGATTGCCCTGCTCTGCAGGATCCGGTTCTTGGCTGCTCACTTCTTCGCGCCCTCCTTCGCCGCTGCCGCCTCGGCCTTCGCGGCTGCCTCAGCCTCGGCCTTGGCGGCTGCCTCGAGCTCCTTCTCCGCGGCCTCGAGCTCCGCAGCGCGGAGTTCCTCGACGGTCGGCACCTCGACGGCTGTGGCCGGCGCGAGCATGGGATCGTCTTCGGGCTGGGACGGGTTGTCGCCCAGCTTGGGCGGTTCGGGCGGCGGCTCTTCAGCGGGCGGCGTCCAGGCTGCCCGTGCGGCCACCTCGTCCTCGATCGCCTGCGCCGCCTGGGCGAGGCCTTCGTCGGTGAGTGAGCCGACTTCCTTCAGGTGGTCGCCGAACCACTTCGTCGCCCGCTTGTTGACGACGAGCCCGTCCTCGTTCGAGCCGGAGAAGCTGCCGTCCACGACGACCCAGCCTTCCGGCATCTGCACGGCCTTCTCGGCCGTCTTTGGACTCATGCTCTCTCCTTGATCGGGATCGGTGTGCGCCAGAAGACGCCGGCCCTGCTCTCGAGCTTGCCGCGCAGCTTTTTGCGCGAGCGGAGCTCGTTGACTGCCTGCGCGCAGGAGGGCAGCTGGTAGTCGTCGACGATCACGTAGCCGCCCGGGCTGACCAGGTCGTAGAGGCTGCGCAGCACGACGTCGGTCGACTCGTACATGTCGCCGTCGAGTCGGAGCACGCTGATCGCGCCGGCCGGGTAGCGGGGAACCGTGTCCTTGAACCAGCCTGGCACGAGCACGATGTTCTTGAGGCGGAAGCGGTCGATGTTCGCCCTCACCTCCCGCAACGGCACCCTGAGCGACTCGACCTGGCTGAAGTCGATCGTCTCCTTGGGGTGGGTTGCCGGCGGCAGGCCCTGGAAGCTGTCGTAGCCCCAGACTTTCTTGCGGCTGCCGAGCTCGCGCAGCACAGCGCCGGCCCAGATGATCGCGCCGCCGCGCCAGACGCCCGTCTCGACGATGTCGCCAGGGATCTCCTCGCTGACGACCGTCTCGATCGCGGAGCGGAGCTCCCCGAGCAGCTCGGGGCCGATCAGGGTCAGGCTCGTGGTGTGGATCGAGTCGTTGCCGTTTCCGAAGCAGTGGCCCGGGCTCGTGTCCCAGTTGCCGAGGATCTCAGCCTTGATCTGCTCGAGACTGGAGCTCACTGGAGACCTGGTTGCGGACGTGGCCGGGCGTGTCGAGCACGGCGTGGATGCCGCGCAACACCCCGGTCGTGAACTTGTACTCCTCGATCGTCTCCATGTGCCCGTTCAGGACGCGGAACTTGTCGCCTCGCATGAGCACGCTTTCCAGGTAGTCGCGCAGCACCTCCCAGCCGGGGTGCCTGGTCAGCTCCTCGAGCTGGAAGGCCTGCTCCTGCAGGGCGCGGAGCTCGTCGTCTGTCATCGGCGCGTCCTCGACCAGATGATCTCGAGCACCCGCTGGCGGCCGATCCTGACGATCCACGTCCTACCCTTGAAACGGGAAGAGGAATCGATCCTTCTCGAGGCGATCGCGATCGCTTTCATCAGAAGACCCGGTAGGGACGCTGGGCGTACTGCTGCGGGCCGATCGGCTGCTGGCCGGTGTTACCGAGCGCCTGCTGCAGCTGGGGGTCCATCGCGACCGCCCCCTGCCCTTGCATCGGCACGGCGCCGATCCGGGGTTGCATCACGCCGAAGGGCGGCTGGCCGTTCTGGCCGTTCTGCTGGGTCGGTGCGGCGACCGGACCGCCGGCGGGCTGCTGGGGCGGGAAGAGCGCCTCGGGGTTGGGGAAGTCGTAGGCGACAGCGACCCGCTCGAGGATCGGCTCCATGTTCACGATCCCGGTCTGCACGAGCGGCGCGAAGGCGTTGAGCAGGGCGATCGCCTCGCCACGCTCCTGCTGGCGGCTAAGCGATTCCTCGCTGCCTTCGAGCTTGTAGGAGAAGTGGCCGGCGACGTCCTCGGGGCGCACCTCGACCCATCTGGCCTCGCCGCCGCGGCCGAGGATCTTGACCACGATCGAGGCGTCCTGGAACTGCTGGATCATGTCACCCCACATCTCGAAGGTGGGCTGGTAGCCGCGGTACTGGAACATCGAGGCTTTGAAGCGGAGCAGACGCCCTGCGACCTCCTGCAGGGCGGTGACGCCTGTCGCGGTGTTCTGGTCGACGGTCTGCAGGTCGGAGCCGGAGACGTAGGGGTTGATCCCGGTCACGAGCTGCGCCCGGGCGAGCAGCGTCTCTTCCTCCTTGTAGGCCTCCGGCGGCAGCGGTTGCACCTCGAAGGGGCGGATGTCGTCGTGGTCTGAGACCGGCCAGCGGAAGCGCGGCCGCAGCTCGAGCGCGTTGGGGTCGGTGACGCCGCCCTCGCGGTAGGTGATCCCCCGCATCACGGTCAGGTGCAGGTTGTCCATCCGCATGTTCTGGGTCGTCCAGAGCGCCTGCTGCAGATGGTCGATCGCCTCTGTTTCCGGGATCCCCTGCAGCTCGAAGCCGTCGGGCATCGACTGGGCGATCACGATCGGCTTGCGACCGTGCCAGTAGGGATTGTCCATCTTGCGCAGCAGGATCTGCCGGTTGCCGAGCAGGTAGACGGTCTGGTCTGTCCAGATCTCCTCGATCAGGAACTTGTCGCGGTAGCGGGTCGTCTGGGTGAGGCCGAGGAAGCGCTGCTGGGAGTTGTCGGGCGGCTTCGGCCCCTGTGTCGAGTCGAACAGCTCCTGCAGGTTCGAGTAGAGGCCGGCGCCGGTGTCCGGGTCGAACTGGGAGCGCAGCAGCTCGTCCTTCGACTTCCAGGCTTGCAGGACGACGTAGTCGGCATCGTCGACCGAGCGGGCGCCGGGCGACCAGTAGGCGAAGTAGATCGACCAGGGCTCGAAGCTGGGGCCGTCACGGACGGTGACGTCGACCGTCTCGACCTGCGAGAGCGAGCGGTCGGGGTTCTGGGGGTCGGGCTTGAAGGTGCGCGTCTGGCGTTTCTCGGGCTGGTAGAGCCAGTGGTTCTTGGCGACCGTGACCCCGTAGATCAGGCCCTGCTGCACGAACGGCGGCTGCTTGGCGACGAAGTTGTCCTCGTCGATGTAGTAGTCGAGCAGCACCTGCATCGCCTTCGCGCCCGGCTCCTTGTCGGGCGAGCGGGGGGTGACGACGACGCGCGGTTTGCCGGTGACGATGTTGACGAGCTCGGTGTCGAGCACCTGCCGCCCGTAGGGGACACGCAGCTTCGACTGCCACGGCCTCACCCCCTGAGCGTCGGGCTCGGAGGCGCGGTAGATGTCGTAGCTGATGTTGTAGCGGTTGGTGCGTGCGTCGTGCTCGTCCCGGCCCGGCTTCGTCTTCAGCAGAAGCTGAGCGACCTCCGGGTCGAGGTCGGCCATCAGCGCGTCTTGTAGACGGGCGTCGTGATCTCCGTCCCGGGCGCGGGCCTGGCGAGCTCGCGCAGGCTCATCAGCTGACCGACACCCTGGTCGCCGCCGGGCGCGACCGCATGGGAGATGCTGAGGTCGTCGGGCTGGTTACCGCTCGGCGCCGCGACGAGGCTCTCCGGGATCGACTGGGGCGCCTGGTAGGACGGCGAGCCGACCGGGTTCTCGGTCGAGCTCGAGCCGGTGAGCGGGCCGGTGATCCCGTCGACCTCCCAGGTGCCGTCGGTGTCGTTGGGGTCGGGCGCGGCGACGATCTGGTTGGAGGAGCCGTAGGGGTCGGTGACGAGGGCTCCGTAGCAGGCCTGGCAGTCGACACCCTCGCCGCTTGGCAGGCCGGGCGGGAAGACGTAGCCGGGCTGGACGGCCGGGTCGCCGACATCCTGGAAGGTGGGCGGCGGGTTCGGGTCGTACACCTCCGGCTCGGGTGAGCCGACGGGCGGGAAGATCTCGAGCGACTGGGCGTCCCAGTCGGGTGTCCACTGGCTGTCGGTGCGTCCTGCCAGATGCGCTCTGTCGTCGTACCAGCCCATCAGCCACGTCTCCTTCCGGCGGCGCTCATCCGCGCCATCTTGGCCGCCCCGTACTTCTGGCGGCCGATGTAGGCCGCGAGCGCACCCGGGTTCGAGACCCCGGGCCTCGAGGCCAGCTTGTTCTTCAGCGCCGCGAAGCGGGCGCCAGATCCGAGTTTCGCTGCCATCAGCGGGGACCTCCTCCCATCGCGCCGAGCAGGCCGGCGAGCGCCTGCGGCGGTGCGCCCATCGGGCCGCCGGGCGGCGGGGCCCCGAGCGGCGGACCGCCGGGTCCCGGCGCCGGGCCGCTCGGGGCGCGCTGCATGTCCTGGGCCTGCACTTTCATCATCTGGCCGAGGCAGGTCGTGAGGATCTGCTTCGACTGCGGATCGGGGTGCTCCGCGATCGCCGCGTGCAAGGCCTGGATCGCGGCTGGCAACGCCGGCCCCGAGGGATGCGGGGCGACTGCGAGATTGGACACAAGGCCTCCTAGTAGCCGGTGGCGGCGAACTGGGCGTGGTGCGATTCGGGCTTCAGCTTGCGCAGCTGGCGGGGCATGTCGGCAGCGACGGTGACCGCGATCGCCAGCGCGATCACCAGGTCGTCGTTCATGCCCTCCTGCGCCTCGGGCTTGTTGTTGGGCGCGTAGACGAAGGTGCCGAGCTCGGTCAGGGTGCGGTGGCCGTAGAGGCCGAGCTCGCGCTCGCGCAGCAGACGGTCGAGCGTGTCCAGCATGTGCGCGCGCGCCTTCACCGTCGTGTCCCAGCCTGTCCGGTCAGTCCACTTCTTGGAGAGCCGGTCGAGGATGCGGCGGGTGTACAGGTTCGGGTAGTGGAGGCGCTTCAGCTCCTGCTCGATCGTGAAGCCCCAGCCTCCGGTGATCTCCGGCACTGCCAGTGCGTTCTGGTAGACACGTCCTGCCCTATAAGCCTCCACAGCCAGGTCAGTGGGCGGAACCTTGGCCTGGTACTCGGCCACCTGCTCGAAGCTCTCGACATGCACGATCTGGATTGCCGAGTAGTCGTAGCCACCTCCGCTCGAGACGTCGACCGCCATCACGTAACGGCCGCCACGGACGGGCGGACGCCAGACAACCCACGGCCCCTGGCCCGGGCGGACGCGGATCTTCTCGAGCGGCGTCACACCGCGGGTGCGCATCAGCGCGTCGGCGTGCACGTCACCGGCCGTCATCGCTGGCCGTCCCGTCACCGAGTCGGCCAGCTCCTGGTACCAGGTGAGCGCCTCGACGTCGAAGAAGTTGTTGCCGGTGATGAACTCCCAGATCCCGTCCAGGTAGCGGCGCCGCAGCCGCTGCGGCAGCCCCGCCAGCGTCTGCTCGACATAGCCCTCGGGCAGGTAGGTGTTGTCCGTCGCCTTGGCGAAGACGAACTCGGCGCTGCCGATCGAGCTCGAGGCCTCGTCCACGATCAGCCCGGGCTTGGAGAAGCCGAAGCTGGTGCGCTCGCCGCCGAGCAGAAACCAGCGTTGCAGCCAGTGCCCCGGGTTGGCCGGGTTGAAAGTGATGATCACCCGTTGCGGCATCCCCGGCTGGCGCAGGCGGGTGATCAGCCGCAAAACCTTCTCCTCTGCGATCTCGTGCGCCTCGTCGAAGAAGAGGTAGCCGAGCTCGGAGGAGTACCAGCGGTAGGGGTCGTCGAGACCGATGAAGTGGATCCGGCTGCCGTTGAAGAGCTCGACGTAGTCCTCACCCATCGAGGCCTTGCGTCTTACGATCACCTCGTCAGGCAGCACCTGCGAGAGCATCGTCCGCTTCGTCGTCTCCACGATCGAGGTGTGCGACTCGCGCGCGACCACCGCAACGAGGCCCGGGTTGTCGAGGCAGGCGTCGAAGATCTCCTCGCAGCCGGCGCGAGACTTGCCGCCGCCCATCGCCCCGCCGTAACCGCGGATCCTAGCCTTGCTCTCCCGAAACGCCCACTGCGCCGGCAGCGGCTCGTAGCGGCTCCTCAGCTCCAGGGCTCACCACCTCCCGCACGAACGAGACGATCCCCGTCGACTCGGCCGCCACATCCGGCCGACCCCAAGCCTGGTTCGAGAGCTCCACCAGCGCCGCCGTCACCGCCCGCGCGTCCGGCACATCGACAACCACATGGCGCCGGCAGGAAGGACACCAGCCCTTCCCCTGCTTGGTCACCGCCAGCACCTCGGTGACGAGCACCGTCAACTGCTCCTCGCTCAGCATCCCGTTCAGGGCAGCGCCGAGCGCAGTACGAACGTCTTCGGCCATCAGCCGATCCGGGTGGCAGAGAGGATCGCGTTGTAGATCGACCCCGCCGTCGCATTGGCGACAGCAATCAGAGCGACCACGTTGACACCGTCGAGGTCGGCCCGCTCGATCAGGAAGGGGACCGCCTGCCCGGAGAGCGAGAGCAGGCTCGAGGTCTGCGAGGTGTTGTTCCATTGCAGACGCACGTTCGCGAGCGCCGTTTCGGCCGTGCCGGTCAGCGCGATCAGACCAGCGATCCTGTAGATGCCGGCCGGCCCGTAGACCTGCGGGGCCTGAACAGCACCCGCGTTGAGGTTGACGATCGTGGCCCCCGCACTGGGAGCCGCAACGGTAGCGCCCTTGATGGCCGTCTGGCCGGCCGGGACAGGGGTCTGATTCAGCACCTAGCTCCTCCTCTCCGGTTCAGCCCAGGTGGGCGGGGCGGGAGGCCTCACCACCACCTCGAGTGCCTCCCGCAAGACCCACAGCTCGACGAGGACGAGCTCGACGTCGGCACGCGGGTCGTAGGCGTAATCGAGCCGCTCGTCCAGCCAGTCACGCAGACGCCGCTCAGCCTTCGTCATGGCGCCGCGAGACCCCCCAGCTCTAGACCGGGCTCACCTTCACGTTGATCGTGCCCTGCGCGATCAGCACACCCACCGTGCCATCGCCCGTGTCCTCGTAGACCGAGATCTCGTCCTCGTAGGTGCCGGGCGGCCAGGTCAGCATGTGCAACCCGTCGTTCTCGTCCTTCATCACGCCGACATCCCCGTTCTCGGCGTTCACCGCCTTGATCACGACCGGACCGACATAGTCGCCCGGATCCCACCAGATCTCCACGCCCGAACGCGGAGCGTTCACACCAACAGCACCCGCCGCCGGCAGCTGCGACACATCACTCACCTCTGCTCCTCTCGTAGCTCCAGTTGACCCGGCAGCGGCTTCCGCTGCCCGCCGGGAAAGGTCGAAGGTCTCGGTGCCAGATCCACCGGCTTGCCCTTCGGCAGCCCGAGCGCCCGCTGCGTCTCGAGCTCCGTCAGCGACTGCGTGTAGCGGCCCTTGCGGTCAAGCGCCGGGCGGCTCATCCCCAACCCTTGAACTTCGCCCAGACCACGAACGCCGCGATCACCACCAGGGCAACATCCGAAATCGAAACGCTCACGAGCCCACCTCCACGGTTTCCTCCCGACCAACAGCAGCAGCCGCAGCCAGATCCACCTCGATGGCCCAGAAGGTGATGCACCGGTTCTTCCATTCGTCGCGTTCCTGTTCAGCACGGGCAAGAGCGGCAGCGAGGGAACGCAGTCTGAGGCCAGCCTCGTGTACCTCGATGGTTGACCAGCGGCCTGTGAGGAGTCTGTCGGCCAACTCGTCCGGTGTCATCGCCTGCGCCTGATCGTCGGCCGCAGTCATCGACCCGGCCAGTCCGAGGATCGCTTTCCGTGCTTCGGTGGCGAAATCGTCCGCGCTCATGCGTCTTCCTCCTCGGCAGGCGTCAACGGCCCTGCCCAGTCGAAATCGCAGCGGCGACAGTGATAGTGCAGGTGCTCGCCAGCAGGCTTGCCACGATCTTCCCCGTACACGCGGCAACGGGCGTACTGTCGAGTGCGATGGTCTGGCCCTGCGCCGTGCCACTGAACGTTCAGGTCGTCGCTGCCGCACTTCTCGCACGTCACCCTGGCGCTCATGCGTCCTCAGCGGGAACAGTCTCGACCGGGATTCCTCGCGCAGCCGCTGCTCCCATCATGTGCCGCGTTCCTACTGACGAGCCGTCCCAGAACGCGATACACAACTCCGCCCCGAGCGCAGCCATCTCCTCGTTGCGAATGATTCCCGCTCGCTTGCCGTAACGCTCCCACTCAGCCGGATGCGGCTCGACTAGCAGACCGAGCTTCTGCGCCTCCTGATGAGCTATCCGGTCAGCGCCCTTCGCGTTGCCGTGAACGATGGTTGCGTCTGTCGGGCAGTCGAAGAGGCGGTCAGCAATCCGCTCGCGGTCAAGCCATTTACGTGAGCCGCAGACGATGATCCGCGTCACGCTTGTTCCTCCTCTAGACGGGCAAGAGCAGCGCGGAGAATCACAAGCGTGGGTTCACCCGTTACTTCCTTGAATGTGGTTTCTGGCACGCGATGCCGCGCAGTGATGTGCGCCTGTGCTGCGTCTACGACAGCCAGCAGATCGTCAGCCTCTTCGGCCGAAAGCTCGATTCGCTGCGTGGCGTACCTACGCCGTTTCTCTCGTAGGGCTTGCAGACGGGTCACGGCTTACACGCAGCCCTGTAGGCAACAGCCAGACGGTCAGCACAGAGTTCGCGGATGATCTCCACATTCCGAGCGTTCTCAGCCTCCAGCTCACGCATCAGCTGCCGCAGCCTCGCAAACGAACCCAGCAACGCCTCATGCTCAGCCCGCAACGCAGCAAGCTCCCGCTCAACAGTCAAGCCGTGCACCAAAGAACACACCCCGCTTCGAAACAGCCGGGATGCGCCGGGGAGGAACCGCGGTCGAGCTTGAGCCGAGCGCGATGGGGGGTACGGCCCTCCGTCGGCCTCGGTCGTCGATCGATCGCGGTCGGCCGGCCGGCGGAAGGTCGAGGCGGTGCGGCACGGGTGATGCACCAAGACGTCGAGAACCGGGAGATCCCAACAACCAAGCCGATGTCGAGCACTCCGTCTGGATCTCGAACGACGCCGACAGCTGACGCCTGACTCATCTCGCCGCCCCGGCTTGACGTCCCGTTCCCTCGTCCTCACTGACGTCCTGGCCGGTTGTCCCCTCGTCTCCGTTCCGGTCTGCCTCGTCGGCGTCAGTGGTCTCGGGAGGGATCATCCCACCGCTGTCAAGGGCTTGTTCTGGCTCCCAGTCGGGCAGTGTGGCGGGCATCAGCGGGCAGTCGTCGAGGTGCCCGTGGCCGATCGGCTGGAGGCATTCCGGGCAGCGGTCGGAGGGTCTGGATTGCGAGCCTCGCGGCGCAGCTAGACCAGCACTGGACCCTGGTCTCGTAAAAGAGCTTTCTCTATAGATCGTATTCGTAGGTGACGGTTGCGTTACGGGCCGCGTTACGGTGCTCGTTACGCCTTCGTGACGGTCTCGGTAACGGCGCATGCGGTCGGCGGCGGTGCGGTCGGAGGGGTTGTAATCCTCCCAGCCATGCACTTCGTAGACTTTCGGGTCGTCGGTCGGGTCGAGCAGATCGAGTTCCACGAATCGCTTCAAAACGTGCGTGGTTACGCCCGAGATCCCTCTCAACTGCCGGAGCGTAATTCGACTCGATTCGCGATCGTTTTCGGCGCAGAAGAGCAGCACGGCGACCCAGCTGCGGTACTGCCGGTCGCTCAGCTCGACGATCTTCCGGTTGACGTTGAAGCGTGAGTCGAGACGGATCCAGGCGGCCATCAGGCGGCCCTCCAGAGGCACGCATGGTCTCCAGGCACACGAGCTGGAGGGCCGCCAGGAGCGATTCTACGCTCAGCCACGCTTAACACGAAAATGTCGCTATTTGCGGAAAGTTTGTGAGTTTCACCCTTGACGAATCCTGTGCACTTTGGTCTACAGTTGGGTCTCCAGGCACACGACCAAGGAGGCACAAAGTGCCCACCGTCCACCACTTCAGCTCGACCAGCGAGGCCTACAGCGCCTCGCAGACGCGCGAGGACATCCACGACGGCGACGTGCTCGCGGTCATCTCCGAGCGCGTGGTCGGCATCCTCGTCGACGCGTGGCCGACCGCGATCAGCGAGGCCCACGGCGAGTTTCACCGGCTCGATCCCGACGTGAGCTGGGATCACGTCCCACGCACGAGCTGGGGCGACACGCCGATCTTCAGCGACTACTCGGTCAGCTTCACGCTCGCCCGCGAGGAGCTGGAGATCATGCAGTCTGCTGGCGTCGAGACGACGCTCCGGCGCGGCACGCACTTCGAGGATCTCTCGACCATCTACACGTCGAACGACGGCACGATCGCCATCGAGCGCGCGACCCAGCTCGGGCTCGGCCGCGAGCTGCTCCCGAACGGCGGCTGGTGCGTCTTCCGCCGCAACGGCAAGAACACCAACGAGGTGCTGCTCAGCAGCGTCTCGCGCGACGTCTGCGAGGCGTTCCTGCTCGGCTGGGACGCCCGCGGGGAGGCGATCTAGATGACGCTCGATCGCGAGATCCGCTTCACGCCCTGGCAGATCCATGTCACCCAGCGCGCGCTGCGCGACGAGATCAAGCGGCGCTCCCGCTCGATCAAGACGGCCGAGCGGAACATGGCTGCTGGCGCGAAGGTTCAGCAGAACGTGCTGCAGGAGCACTTCCAAGCGCTGGAGACGGCGCGCGAGGTGCTCACGAACCTGACGGTCGCCGAGCGGGCGATTGCCCGGCAGCTGGTCGAGAAGGGTGCCGCGAAGAGGGACTGAGCCACTGCGAGAGGGCCGGCGACCCCGGCCCTCCACGGAGCGGCTCGCTCCACATCCAGGCACACACGAAGGAGGCACCAGATGCCCAGCTACACATGCACCGCAGCTCTCAGCGACGTCGTGCTCGACCTCGTCGCGATCCTCGAAGAGGCCGCCGATTTCGGCCGTCTCGTCGGCGGCGAGGACATCCTGATCGAGACCGTCACGACCGACGGCTACGTCGGCTGCCGCCACGACCGGATCGTGCTCGGGCTTTCGAACGGCGAGACGGTCGAGCTGGTTGTCGATCTGCGCGAGCGGGTGAGCTAGATGCCCGCCACGCATCAGTTCACCCTCACCGACCACGGCTCGATCGTGCTCCTGAAGCCCGAGACCGCTGCCGCGCAGGCCTGGTGCGACGAGCACCTCGACCCCGAGCGGCAGACGTGGGCGGGCGCGGTCGTCGTCGAGCACCGCTACGTCGAGGCGATCCTCGACGCCATCACCAGCGACTTCAACCCGGAGGTCTGAACCATGAGAGACGACGTCACCATCGAGCACAGGCTCTCGCGAGAGGCCCGCGAACGCATCGGCACCCTCAGCCATCCCGACATCCCGCGGCTGGCCGCACAGAGCGGCATCTGCGAGGTCTACTGGGTCGAGGACCGCAACGACGAGCGCTACGAGCGCGCCGGCCAGTTCCTGGTCTACGTCCCGGTCACCCTCGACCCCTGGGAGGCGATCCGCGAGGTCGTCGAGGCCGAGCTGGAGCAGCGCGGCGAGCGCTACGGCTGGCAGAACTGGGAGGTCAGCGACATCTACTCCTACTGATCGGCTGTTGCGTCCGAGCCCGAGTGCGACGGGCTCCACGGAGCAGCCGCTCCAATCCAGGCACACGAAAGGAGCACCATCATGGCAACCCCACTCGAACGCGAGGTCGCCCGTCAGCGCAAGGCTGAGCACGGCCTCGTGAGCGTCGAGTTCGAGATCGGCCTCGGGGTCGAGGTCAACGTCGAGACGGGCGAGGTCACCGCCGTCGTCTGCTGGCCGGACGACGTCACCGCGATGACGGCGCTGCAGTACTGGGACCGCGAGCGCGGCGACTACCTCGATCCCAACGACGCTCGCGCCAAGCTCGCCGACGAGATCGCCGGCCGGGTCGAGATCCGCGTCGGCGACCTGAACGTGCCCTTTACGCTGAAGCCGAAGGCGGTGAGCTAGATGCCCGGCACGCATCAGTTCACCCGCGCTGGGCTCTACCGCATCGACTACCACTGCACCGACGGGCGCTGGCGTGAGTACCGCACCGCTGGCTACCTGGAGACGCTCGTGAACGCCTACGACGTCGCCGACAACTTCACCGACCACTGGCGGATCGTGAAGCTCGGCGAGACTAAGGCCGACGATCGCGTGCTCGCGCTCGGCCCTGCGTTCGCGCCGAGGGAGGTGAGCTGACGTGCCCGTCTCCGGCTTCAAGACAGGCGAGAGCGTCACGACGCTCGCCGGGCGCGAGGGCGTCGTGATCCACGTCGTCCGCCGCCAGGGCCGTGAGTACGTCACGGTCGCCTTCACGGACGCACCGACGCGGGAGTACGCAGCCAGCGCGCTGATCCCGCGACCGCCGAGGAGGAGGCCGTGATGCTCGCGATGACATCCGCGCACGCGGCCAACCTCTGGATCGTGCTCGGCGTGCTCTTCCTCTTCAACGCCTGGTGGATCGAGAAGTTCCCGCCGCTCGCGTTCGCGGTCGTCGGCGGCTGGCTCTTCGGCCTCGCCGCCATCTCGGGCTGGGCGTGGTCATCGTGATGCGCGACCATCAGCGCGAGCCCGAGATCGAGCTTGCCCTCGACGAGGTCGAGCAGGCCGCGAGCGCGCGTCGGCTCGCCAACCTGGAGTACAAGCGGGCGCTACAGGCCGCCCGCGAGGCTGGCTGCTCGCTCGCCGAGATCGGCCTCGCCGCGGGCATGCACCGCTCGGGCGTGCGCAAGCACACGCACACGCCCGGTTCCTGACTAGACGCGCAAAGTGGCCCCGGGAAGCGCTCCGGGGCCACTTACGCTGCCTCGCTGAACTGCGCTGGCAGCGCCGGTGACCCCCTGAACATCCCGCTCAGTCGGACCACCGCCTCCATCACCAGCTTCTCGTCCACCCATGTCGGCCAGCGGCGCACGCGCACGAGCGCGGCGTCGTCCGAGACATGCGTGCCTCCGGCAACAAGCTCGCACTGAGCCGGTAGGACGAGCCGCCGCTGCCCGCGGCGGCGCTCGACATGGGCTCGCACGACGCACTCCTCCGGGTCGATCAGCCGGTGGCGTAGGTGCTGGTAGAGACGAGGCTCGGCCGAGCGCAGCAGCTTGAGCACGCGCTCGAGCTCCCGGTACTCGGGCGTCCAACACAACGGCGTCCAGGGGATCGCGTCCTCCGCACCCGAGCCGACCCGGGTGTTGCCGAGCGGGTCCTGCGCCTCGTTGTAGCGCAGCAGCATCATCACCAGCACCTGCTCGCGGGACTGCCTCACCATGACCTAACCCGACCTAGCCCTGTCTGACCTAGCCAAGCCGCGCCGGACCCGACCAGGCCCGACCGAGCCTCACCTTGCCCTTCCAGACCCAGCCCAGCCCTGCCACGCCTTGCCCTGGCGCACCAAACCCGGCCCAGCCCTGCCGAACCCCGCCAAGCCTGACCAAGCCGTGCCCTACCGCGCCGTGCCCTGCCCTGCCTGACCCCGCCAAGCCTGACCAAGCCGTGCCCTACCGCGCCGTGCCCTGCCGAGCCGAGCCACGCCAGGCCTGACCAGCCCACACTCGACCGCGCCCTGACGAGCCCAACCCCGCCAGACCAGACACGACCCCGCCCGGCCCCGCCTTGCCCGACCCGACCGGGCCATACCACTCCTACAGTTGCACCACCTCGAAGCGGACGACATCGAAGCGTCCATAGGTGGGCCGGAAGTCGGCGACCCCGACCACCCTGCCAGCAAGCGTCAGCACGTCGAGGAAGAACGCCGGCGAGATGTACTCCGGCAGGTTGACGACGAACTGGAACGTCGCCTGCCAGCCCGCGTGGAATGCCGGCCGCGTTCGCGTGATCCCGGCTAGCTGGACGACTGCCCGCCGTCGGTCGAGGAAGTCCCAGTCGTCGGTCCCAAGCGAGGCAAGCTCGGTCAACGGGCTGATCCCAGCCTGGAACAGCTTGACCGCACTTGCCCGCTTGGAGCGCGGGTCTTGCCGGTACTTCGCCGCCCCGTTCTTCTTGTCGCACATCGAGCCGTAGACGTAGACGCCCGGCAGCGCGATCTCGTTCTTCTCCGTTCGGTAGACGTAGGACTGCACGTCGTCGGTCTTCTTCAGATCGCTGCCCTTTGGCCCTTCCCCCTTGACCCGGATCGACTCGTCGTCCCAGCGGTGGAAGAGCATCGCGCAAACGCCCTGCAGCGTGAACTCGACGATGTAGGGAACCGTCATCCCGATCAGCGCCGCCGCTCCGTTCCCTGGCGCCGGACCGAGCACGTCGGTCTTCTTGTTCGTAATCGCAGCCATCAGTTACGCTCCTTCCGAGCAGTAAGTGTTGAAGCGAGGGGAGCCATCCCCGGCTCCCCTCGTCTTGCCATTTCTCGCCACACCGCAGCTGACCTTGCCCAGCCCAGCCCCGGCTAGCCGGACCTCGTCCTGCCACATCACGCCGCGCCCCGCCTAGCCAGACCCAACCAGGCCTTTCCGAGCCCGATCTGGTCTTACCCAGCCCGGCCTTACCGCACCCGACCGAGCCGAGGCTCGCCTTGCCATGCCCGATCCCGCCGTGCCCGACCCGACCCGACCCTGTCGCACCCAGTCCGGCCTTGCCAGACCCGTCCGGACCTCGGCCCACCTCGCCGATCCAGATCGTCCGATCCCGTCTACCTCCTTTCAACTGAGAAGCCTTTCCAGCTCAGGCAAACCTTGCAGCCTGCGCTCGAGTTCCCGCTCAGCCGACTCACCCCGCTCCAGCCGAGCCTCCAGCTCATCAAACAGCCGCTCGAACCAGTCCTCGAGAGGGCATTCCCGCCCAGTCGAGGCATCCACCCATAGGCTCTGCAGCTCACCCATCAGGTGATCAGGCGCCATCTCCCGCAAAAGCTCGGTCACTTACTTCCTCCTCTCTTGTTTTTGACGCCGCAGCGGTTGCGCCACATCTCGGCTCGCTCGCGCTGGTCGTTCAGCCGGGTGGTCAGCCTGCGCACGCGGCCCTCGAGCTCTGCGCAGCGGGCGAGCAGCTCGCCGAACATCAGCCGGTCGCGCTGGTGCAGCTCCCACGCCGTGAAGACGTAGAAGTCCTGGCGTCGGGGCGCGCGACCGTTCAGGCGTGCCGAGCGCGACTCAGCCATCGTCACGGTTTTCCGAGTTCAGGCGCCGCATCAGCTCGAGCGCCCGCCGGCGCCGGGTCGAGTCGCGCGCGTCGAGACCGCCAGCGTAGAAACCGCCGACCTCCCGGTGACAGTCGTAACGGTCGAGCACCGAGTACGACGTGGCCGGCCGGCGCGCCGCCTCAGCGCTGCCTGTTGTGTTGAAGCCCGTGACCGCGACCACGTAGTAGCGGCCGCCCTCGTCGACCGGCTCCGGGCTCACCGTCGACTTCGGCGGCCGGGAGCCAGGACGCCCGAGCCGCGCCGGCCGAGTCGCTGGCAGCTCAAGCTCGTCGGCGAGCCGACCGGGCGAGAAGCCGAACAGGCGCCTGATCACCTTCCGCCCCGGGAGCACGAGCGAGATGTCGAACTCGTAGCTGAGCGGGCGCCGGCCCTGCACGCGGACGAACTCGACCATCGCGGCCTTGGCGCTCTCGATCGTCCAGGGCGAACAGGTCACGGCGCCACCCGCAGCCAGTAGAGGTAGCCGCCGTGCGTGTAGCAGCCCCAGCCGCTGAAGCCGTAGCGGCGCCAGATCGCCCGCGCGACCGCGAGCTGCTGCTGCGGTGTCGCCTGCTCGGGCACCGCTGGCTCGTGGGACGAGCGGAAGCTCGCCCAGGCCGGCCGGTAGATGCCGAAGGCGGTGACGTAGCTCGAGTTCGCGAAGTGCCAGTCGAGCCCCGTCTCGCACATCCCGATCGACCACCAGATCCTCGGCAGCCAGCGAGGCCTCGGCTTGCCGGACCAGCTGTCCCCGTTGGCTGCGAGCACGAGTAGGGAGATGACGGTGAGAGCTATGGCGGTCACGCGACGGATGCCACTGCCCTCTCGTCAGCTTGCGCGTCCTCGCGCCGGAGCGCGGCGTTCTGATGATGTGCATCCAGGCGTGACTCACAACGCGATCGGTGGTGGCTGTGCACCACCGGTGCACCTACTCGACACCTCTCGAGGCACCACGGCACCCCTCGAGGCTTTCGAGAATCCCTGCATTCATGCGGTTTAGCGTGGCTAGACGGAACCCTGAAGGAGTCCTGAACGAGTGCCCTGATCCCGCATGGATGCTGGGATCGTCCGTTTCCCCTCTTCTCCTGTGCACCACCCGTGCACCCACTTTGCGCTACTCTACGACCCTTGGCACCCAAAGAGGAGAGAAGATGAGTGCTCACTGGATCAAGCGCGAGGGACCGAAGGGTCCGCGCTACATCGTCCGCTACAGGATCGGCGGCCGAAGCTTCCCCGTCCGCAACGCGGGCTCGTTCAAGACGCAGAGGGAAGCCGACAAGCGAGTCAACTGGCTGCGCGACCTGATCGCCGACGGGATCGACCCGGCCGAGAAGCTCGCCGAGCTGAAGGCGCCGGCGCCGGCGCGCGAGCAGGTCACCGTCGCGCGGCTGATCGAGCGCTACTTCATCAACGCGGTCGACCTCGAGGCCTCGACGATCGAGACGCAGCAGCGTCTCGTCGGCCGCCTCGACTGGCTCGCCGAGCGCGACCCGGAAACGATCAAGCCCGAGGAGATCAGCGACTGGATCCGCGCGCTGAGAGACGAGGGGCTGAAGCCCACCTACATCAAGAAGCTGCTCACGCAGCTGCGGCTCGTGCTCGACCTGGGTCCCGGCAGGAAGAGAGGCAACCCGGCGCGCGACGAGACGATCCGGCTGCCGAAGGTCGAGCGAGAGGACGAGGAGCCGCTCTCCGACTCCGACCTGGCCGCGATCCTCTCGGCCGTGCCCGACCGCTACCGACTCGCGATCCGCGTGCTCGACCAGACGGGCTGTCGGATCGGCGAGCTGCTGAGGATGACCTGGGCTGACGTCGAGGCCACCAACAACCGCTTCTACATCCCGAAGGCGAAGACCAGGGCGGGCAAGCGCTGGGTGCGGATGCCGGTCGAACTCGCAGCCGAGCTCGACGCGCTCGTCCCCCTCGAGCAGCGCGACCCGGCCGCCAGGGTCTTCCCCAGGCTCAACCACGCGAACGTCCTGCAGGCGATGGGCCGAGCCTGCGAGGCGATGGGGATCTCCCACTACCACCCGCACGACCTGCGCCACCGCTACATCAGCCGTCTCGTCGAGCAGGGTGTCCCGCTGACCCGGGTCGCGAAGCAGGTCGGCCATGCGAGGCCGAGCGTGACGCTCGACGTCTACTCGCACGTGATGCCCGACATCGAGATCGACTTCCCGGACGAGCTCGTCGCCTGAGACCCTCGAACTACCGGCACGACCGACGGGCGCCCTCATCCGGCGCCCGTCGTGCTTTCCTCGATCAGCCGCTCGACGTCGGCGCGCTTGACGTAGACCTTGCGCAGCCCGGGCATGATCACCTTCGGCAGCTTCTGCATGATCGCCTCGGCCGCGTGCTCGGTCACGCCCAACTCGTCCATGATCCGAGCCTGGTCCATCAGCGTCGTGTGCGGCACGACCTTGTCGCTCACATGTCCTCCCGCTCGGGCCACCAGTAGCCGTCGTCGCGCACGGTGCGCGTCCGCTTGCGCCCGTAGTTGGTCCGGTAGTACGGCCGAGCCGGCTTCTCGCGCCGCAGCAGCTTCTTGCGCAGCCGTTGCATCAGGCCGGCCACTTGCGCCAGTCCTCCACCGTGTCGCCGAGGTAGACGACGATCGGGTTGGTCTTTGCGTAGTCGGCGCGGACAGGCAGCCGGCCTTTCCAGCTCGTGCCGTAGGCGCCGAGCGAGGCAACCGCCGGTCGCGTGTTCGGGATCGCGCCCTCAGCGTGGACGAGGCAGCCGTGCACATCCGCGTAGCGCACATCCTCCTCGGGGAAGCACTCGACGATCTTGACCCAGCGCGCCAGCGGTCGCCACGAGCCAGCGGTGTCGACCCAACCGTCGGTGATCACGGCGCCGCGGCCGATGCGCGAGAGGCTCAGCGCGGCCTGGTACATGACCTCGTTGCTGCGCACCTCGGGCGTCTCGAGGTTTAGGAGGATCGGGCTGCGAGCCAGCTTGCAGGCGAACTCGAGCTCGCCGATCTTGTAGGGCACGTCGCAGCGCTGCCAGAGCACGACGTCGAGACCGTTCGCTCGGGCGATGCGCATCTCGTCGTCCCACGGCGGCGAGGCCCAGTTGAAAGCGACCCAGCCGTAGCCGGCCTGCTTGATCGCCGGCAGCCCCTCGGTCGGCCCGAGCGTGCAGTCGTCGGCCTTGCCGAACATGACGCCTGAGCGCGACCAGAAGGAGCCGAGCGGGATCACGCGTAGCCCGGGCTCTTGTAGTTGACGCCTGCCGCGCCGGCCGGAACGAAGTCGCCGCCGGGCGGGTCGCCGTAGCTGACGCGCTGGTTGAACATGCCGTAGTTCGAGCCGGTGCAGGTCCAGGTGTCACCCTGGGTGCCGCCGAGCGGGGTCAGCGAGCCGCTGCCGCCGACACGGTCGGGGCCGGAGTCCCAGTGCTGGGAGTCGTCCGCGTTCGCGAGCCTGTAAGTGTTCGCGCTCGTGTAGGCCCAGTGGTCGTCCAGCTTGCCATTGGTCGGGTGGAACCACACGTCCGAGCAGGTGTACTGGCAGATGTTCGTCGGCTGGCCGCCCGAGGCGGCGTAGATGCCGTCGCCGACCGTGACCAGGTTCGTGCGGTGGATCTCCCACGAGCGCGGGTCGGGCGCCTCGAGACAGCTGAGCCCCGTGTAGTCCGAGATGCCGGTGAAGTTGCAGATCCGCAGGCGCGGCCCGGCCGCGGTCGTCGAATGCCAGACCTGGATCAGGTCGGGGTGGATGCCGTGGCTGTGGTCGTGCTGGTAGACGGCGTTGTTGCCGATCCTGATGTTCTGGAGGGTGACGAGGCTCGGGGTCGAGAGCGTGATCGCGTTCACCGAGTTGGGAAAGTCGACGCCCTCGATGAAGAACTCGCCACCCTGGTCGGCGTCAGCGCCGCCGACGATGTGCAGGCTGACCGCGTCGTCCCATGAGTCGACGCTCTTGACGTCGATCGAGCCGCCGATGATCACACGCTTGCGCCCGCCGGTGATCACGAGCTCCGAACGGGTGGTCGAGGTGCGCCCGGCGCCGACCGTCGACCAGGAGACCGCGCCCAGGTCGATCAGGTAGTCCTTGCCGTCATCGAGATTGATCGTGCCGGGACCGCCGGGAACCCGGATCGTGATCGGACTCACCAGGTCGGGCGAGCGGAACGGCAGACCACCAACAGGCGGCGGCTGCGGTGTCGGTGGCGCCTGACCGATCTGGGCGAGCAGGTCGAGCCCCTGCTGCCACTCGGTGCCGGCCGGCGGCACCGTCCAGTGCTTGTTGATGTAGCCGACGGTCGTCTTGTGCAGATGGACGAGCGCCGCGTCTCGGAGCTCGGCGTCGGTCATGTGACTCCTCTCGCAAGGTCGCGGGCGTCGAGCTCGCCCTGGGCACGCCTGATCTGTGAGCGGATCCATTCGGGCTTGCGCGAGCCGAGGTCGAGCGGCTCGAGGTCGATCCCGAGCTCGATCAACAGCTCGCGCAGGGTTGTGAGATCATCGTCGGCCGGGGAGCCCGCCGCCGACTCCGGGGCCACCGGAGCAGGGGAAGCAGCGGGCGCGCTAGATGCCACCGCAGGTGGGGCGGCATCGCCGTCAGTGGTTGCGCTTGGTCCCCCGGCCGATCCTTGTGCCCAGACGGCGAGCTGCTGACCTTCCTCACGATCGAGCTGCCGGGTGGACGGAAAGATCTCTCGCAGTCGTTCGGGAAGCTTGATCGGACGTGGCACGCCAGGCCTGTCCTGGTGCAGCAGGAACGAGACGGTCATCTCGTAGGGCAGCGTCTTCTCGCAGATCGGCACCCAGCCGTCGAGGCCGGCGAGCGACTGCTTGGGGCGCACCACCGTCTTGCCCTGCTCGTCCTTGACGATCTCGACCTTCTCCTCGGCACGCAGGCAGAGAATCAGGTGCGCCCGGATCTGCAGCAGCCGGTTGACCATCCGCCGGTGCGCCTTCTTCGGCGCGATCCAGGCGGTCATCTTCACCTGCTCCTTGCCGCCGAGCCGCTTGAACTCCTCGTCCTGCCAGTCGAGCAGACCACCCTCGCCCGCGTGCTCGTGACTGAAGCTGTCGACGACGATCACCGGGTAGTGCGCCTGGTCGGCGGCGACGATCGCCTCGAGGTAAGCATCAGGCCGGAACGGTGGGCCGAGCTCACCGTGGTCGAAGTCGAACATGTCTGCGTAGTGCAACCCCCGCCCAGCCTCGGTGTCGATCACCGCGAAGCGCTGCCCACCGGAGAGCCCGGTCGCGAGCTCCATCGCCGAGTAGGTCTTGCCCGAGCCCGTGCCACCAGCGAGCCCGATCATCAGGGTCGCGTTCTGACGGATCGCCGGTCGGAAGCTGAAGCTCACGCCGCATCCCTCAGCTCGAGCCACTCGGCCTCCGCCCAGGCAGGCGCCTCGAGAACCGCAACTCGAGGCGTATACCCGGGCCAGCTGCCTGTCTCCAGGCAGGTCTTCCACGCCCTGATCGCCCAGTCGACCTTGTCCTCGGCGATGGCGAGCGCGTCGGGCGCGAGCGCGTTGATGGTGACCGCGAACGGCGGCCTCGTCTCCATCACGACGAAACGGAACTGCGGCTCCCAGCCGTGCGCGCGGGCGCCGCGCAGGTAGAAGGCGACCTGGACGTCGCCGCCGAAGCCGTACATCGTGCGCGCCCAGGCGTCAGGCCGGGCGCTGCCCTCGGTCGTTTTCAGGTCGTCGATCGTCGAGCGGTCGTCATGGAGGAAGTCGAGCCGTGCCCGCATCGGGTAGCCGTCTTCCTCCCAGACCATCGTCAGCTCGGGCTCGCCGTTCGTGAACGGGACAGGCCTCACGGTGTGGTGGTCGAGCTGCATCTTCAGCGCCTGCAAAGCCGGCAGCACCTCCGTCCACTGCTTGTCGAGCAGCGGGATCAGACCCTGCGCGCGAGCCTCGTCGCGCATCGCCCTGGCCTCCTTGGTGCGCCAGTCGTCGTAGGCGCAGACCTGGACGACGTCGGTGCCCTCGAGCACGAGTGCGTGGATCGCGGTGCCCATGTCGAAGTGGGCTTTCTCCTCGGGCTTGCGCTCGAGCACGGCCGGGTTGAGCCGCGGATGCGCGTCGAAGGCGTGCGCGGCCGAGCGCGAGATCAGCAGCTTCGCGATGCCGGCCGAGAGCGAGGGCAGCTCGTCATGGATCGCGTCGGCGTGGTAGGCCTTCGCGGGCAGCTCGAGCAGGGTCACGCCGGCGCCTTTCCGTTCGGTCTCTTGCCCCGATGATCGGCGCGGTCTCGCATCCGCATCCACTGCAGCTCGCTGCAGCCAAGCTGCTCGCCGGCGACGTGGTAGATGTGGCGGGCCGTGGCAGCAGGCGGCACGGTCAAGCCGGCCATCCAGTTGCGGTAGGTACGTTCGCTGACGTCGAAGAGCTCTGCGACGGTCTCGTGGCTGTTCTGGCCGAGCGGGTCTTCTAGGCGAACCCGGCCAAGATGGCGCACGAAGTCGGTTGGTCGTGCCAAGCTGGCTCCTCTCGGTCTGCCCGGGCTGCCGAGAGGTTTCTCACCTCCTCTCGGCGGGCTAGTCGGGTCCCACCCATCTCAGCTGGTGGGGCATCGGGTGACGTTTGGTCACCCTCCCCGTCTCTCTACCCGAGTGCGGATCATTCCATCCCTCGTTGGGAAAGAAAAGGAAAGGTTGGCAATTTTGGTATGCCTGGTTAAAGCCCATAGAACCTCACGGAACATGCCCTGCCCTGATCCGGCCGCCAACGGAACCGGCAACGTTTCCTCGCAACCCTATTGGATTGGAGCCGCGCCGGGCAACAACTGGAGTACGCTGTGGGCGTTCCTGACCACTCTCCGAGAGGAGCTCCACAGATGGCTGTCGACGACACACTCTCGATCGCCGAGGAACTGCATGCCCTGGCTTCGCCGCTTCGCGAGCGGCTGCGGCTGCTCGAGCAGGAAATCGAACGCGCCGAGGAGACGCTTGCCGCGTTGCGAGTCGATCGCGACCAGCTGAAGAAAGCCCTGCGTGCCGTCGATCCGAAGTACGGAGCCCCGCGACCCGGACCGAAACCCACCAAGGCAGCGGCGCAGGTTGCCGGCGTGACGCCGGGTTACCCGGCCGAGGAGGTAATCGAACGTGCCGTGACTCTGCTCAAGGGATCCAAGCTCGGCGCGAACGGCGGCTTCGCAGCGAAAGACCTGGCGATGCTGAAAGACATGAACGTCTCTCTCTCCTACGCCGGCGTCGTTACCACCGCTCTGCATCGTCGCGGCCTCACTCGCCTCGACCATGTCGGCAAGAGCGGCGCCAAGTTCTACGTCCTCATCTAATGGCGCATCTGACTCTTTTCGACTTCCGCGACGTCGACCTAATGCACAAGCTCGCGGCCGAAGGAGCGGACGGCGTCTCGAGCACACAACTCGCTGAGGCGCTGGGAATGGAGCACGACGTCAGCTCGGTCGCGATTCGCTCCTCATGGATGAAACGCTACGGCTTCTTCGAATTCGACGAGGAGAGACGCCTGTGGCGATTGTCCAAGGCAGGCGAGCGCATCGTCGAGGCGGACGAGCGGGCCAGTGAGATCGAGAAGCTGGCCGAGCTCCCAGACGAGAAGCTGGTCGACGTGATGGCGCATGTGACGTCCCGCTACCGGCACGGTGATCCGGTGACCGCGACCTTGTTGCGGCGCGAGTTCGCCTACGGGACAGCGCCGAAGTCGATCGCCTACTCGCGGGATCGGAACCGCAGTCGCCGACGATGAGACGGTGAAGCGCTGGCTGCTCTGGAATCTCCGCTGCGCCCGCGGTCGCCTCTGCGCCCACCTGGTCGTCGACGAGGTCGAGATCCCTCCTGGCTACAAGGCGAAGCTGCGGCTCGAGTGGACGTGCGGTGGCTGCGGCACGCACTACCGCGGCGACGGTGTCAGGAAGTGGCGCACGAGGGAGGTCTCACACCCCGTTGCCACCGCCTCCGTTGGGTCGCTTGCCGGAGGTGAGTCGAAGATCGCCGAGTTCGCGCTGCCTGACCCACTCTTCGAGCCGAGTGACCCGTTCGCGGACGCGGCCGATCACAACGGCAAGGGCGATCACGGCGCCGAAGACGACCGAGAGCCCGGTCGCTAAAACCTCGTGCGCGCTCACAGCGCGTGTCCTGCCTCGAGCTGATCGCCGATCAGCGGTGCGCCGTGGGAGTAGTCGGTGTGGTGGCTCATCTCCTTGCCGGCGCCCCAGAGCTTCTCGACGTTGATCCCGAGGTGGCAGTGTGGGCCGCCGCCGATCTCGTTGTGGCAGGTGACGCCCACCTTGGCGCCCTTGCCGAAGCGGGTGCCGTTCGCCGGCGTGGATGCGAGGTGCCCGAACCAGTACTGCAATCCTGAGGCGCCCTCGGCGTAGAAGGCATCGCCGGGGTTGGCCGAGCTCTGCTTGGTGACCACGATCTCCTCCGGCGCGAGCACGGCGACGCCCTCACCGAAGCAGTCGTCGTAGGCCGGGTACAAGGCGAGGCCCGAGGTCGCGTGGGTCAGGTCGTTCTGGAGCACGGTGCTCGAGTGCTGGCCGATCGGCCCCAGGTTTGGGACGGAGCTCGGTGGCTTGTAGCCGAGGTAGAGGTCGGCCGCGGTCGAGTCGAAAGCGCCCTCGCCGGCGTGTGCGAGACCCTGGGGGATCTTCGCCTTGCGTAGCGCCTCGTGCGTTTTCTCCCCGTAGTTACCTGTGTCGGAGATCCCTTTCGCCCGTTGGAAGCCGGCGACTCCGGGACCGGAGCTGCCGCCGTGGGCGAACGGGTTCGAGTAGTCGTTGTCGAACGTCTGCCACTCCCAGTAGCCGACCCTCGAGATCGCCCGCTTGACCGCGAGGATGTCGTTGCCGGGCTGCACCGGACCGTCCGGGTGGTCGGGCGGGTAGAGCGGACGCTTGAAAGGACCAGGATCTGCCATCAGCGACCTGCCGTTTCTCTCGCGGCCGAACTCGCACCAGCCGCAGGGTTGTAGCCGCGCGGGAACCACGGCCCGAGCAGCATGCGGGCGAGCGCGTTCGGGACGGTCTTGTGGAACATCCGGTTGGACTGGTCTTGGTGCTGAGCCTGCCAGGCGGCGAGCACCTGTAGCTCTGGTGTCGGTGAGGCCATCGACTGCAGCGCCGGCAGCAGCGGATGGTTGACCTTCTGACCGTACTGGTTGGTCTGGGTGAGCAGGTGCAGCAGCGTGCCGTAGGCCGGGTTGAGCTGATCGGCAGCGCCGGTGAAGTGGCGCGGGATCTGCAGCAGGTTGGCAAGCGTGCCCGTCGGGGTGAAGGTGTTGAGGTCGGTGACTAGCGGGTTGGCATCGGTGCCGCCGACACGGGTCAGCCCGTACTCGTAGGAGGGCAGGAGACCGAGCTGGGCGAGCTGCTGCTGGCGTCCGTACTCGCCGAGGTTGGCAGCGACTGCGGCCTTGTAGGGGTGCTCGAGCGCGACGTCCTTCGACCAGACAGCTGCCCCCTTGACCCACGGGTAGAACCAGAAGTAGCGGGCAAGGAAGCGCTTCTCAAAGGGGCTCAGCCGGTCGTAGGCGATCTGCTGCCGGTTGGCGCGCTTGAAGACCCAGTCGACCCTGGCGTGCTCGGCCGCGCTCATGCCGAAGTCGTTCGGCCGCTCGATCCGGTCGAGCATGTCACCGATCTTGGCCGGCGTGTCGAAACCGGCCTTGCGCGCCTCGTAGAGGATCGAGTTGAGCCGAAAAACACGGTCGACGTAGTGCGCCCACCACTGCTGACCACCAGCGGCCAGATGTTCGATTCCCCGGGTCGTCAGTCCGCGGCCTGGCTCGTTCGGAAGCGCCATCGAGCCGTGCTGGCCGGAGGCTGCGAGCAGACGGTCGATCTCCTCGGGTGGGAGCTCGTGGTACATGCGCACGGCGTAGGCGAGCTGGCGCGGCGTGGCCGAGCCCTGCACGATGTTGGTGACCGCGTTGGTAAGCCCGCGAGTGAGGAAGTGGCCTGGCTTCAGGTAAACGGTCGCGGTCGTGACCGCCCGGTTGATGCTGTCGCCGAGGTTGCCGACCCAGGTGTTCGGGGTGGCGAAGGAGGGCTTGCCGAGCTCGCCGAGCAGGCCGCGGTCGACCCAGGTGTAGCCCTCTGGCGCGGGCGCGTCGAGCTTGTAGTCACGCATGTCGCTGAGGAAGTTGTCACCGAGGCCGGGGATCATCCGGGCGAGCGCGTTGCGGGTGTCGACGGATGCCTGGTCGAGCGCCGGGTTGAAGCGCGACGTCTTCATCCCGAGCTGCGCCTTCATCTCGTCGGGGATCGGGCGCAGGGGCTCGCCGGGCTTGAGCACGAGCACGTCACGGTTCGACTTCTTCAGCTCGCTGCCGAAGCCGGCTGCGATCTTGCGGATGTCGTTCGTGTCCTCGAACCGTTGCGCCTCACGGCCACCCTCTGCGATGGCGCGGGTCGTGTCGGTGATCTCGAGCCCGTGCTGCATCGCCGTCCCGCGCAGCGGCTTGGGCGAGAGGAAGCCGCGCACCTTGCCGACGACCGAGCTCGGCATCCGTGCCGCTGCCGAACGGGGGACCCGGTTCGCGAACAGTTTGCCGGAGACGAAGTTGCGCCCAGGTCGGGCTCCCTCGCCGCCGATCAGCATCTCGCCGTGGAATTCGTCGTGACGGCGTAGCGCCTCGAGCGCCTGGCGGATCTCGGGGGGCGCGTTACCGGTGCGTAGGAACTCGTCGTAGGTGTTCGCGAAGCGCTCGTGCTGGGCGACGTCCCAGCGACCGGTGCGGCTGTTGAGCCAGCGGTTGATCTGAGCGATGTGACCCTTGCCGAGGTACTGGTCGAGCTTCAGCGCAACGGCGTGGCCCTGCTCATGGAAGACGGTCGAGAGAGTCGACTCGGGCGCGTGGTAGACCTCGGCACCCTCTTGCGTCGGTGTTACTGCGCCGCGGAGGATCCCTTGCGGGTCGACTTGGGCGAGCGACCGCCGACCGGCCCTGACATCGCGGATGGCTTGCTTGAGCTCGGCCCTTGCTTGGGTCGCAAGTGGATCTCGAAGGGCTCGTTTGGCCCTGGCTGCTTGAACCCCTTGTAGATCAGATTTGCCACCCTTCCAGTCCTTTCCGATGATGTGGGTGTTTTCCACATGGTACTCAACGGGGCTGTCGCCGAGCACCTTGCTGACCGGACCGTCGAGCACCTTGCGCAGATCGGCAGCGTAGGCGTCGTGGCTGGCTTCGGTGACCGCCTTGCCGTTCATGATCACCTTGATCGCAGGTGTACCGTCGACCGTGGTCGGGCTCATGCCGGCGAAGCGCCGCTTGTTCGTCTGGTAGAGCGCCTCGTGCAGCGCTGCCGCCTTCGCCGGGTCGGCGAGATCGGGGTGGGCGATCACGACGGTCGGCTTCGAGCCGGTCGAGCTCGAGCGCCGGGTCGCCCAGACGTCGTACTGGTCGAAGGCCCTGGAAAGACGCTGCACCATCAGGTGCGCGGTCTCTGGGCTGGAGAGGACGTCGAAGTGGACGCTGCCGTTGAGCGTGCCCTGGTAGGCGCTGACGCCGTAGCGGAAGGATCCGCGCTGGAAGCTGACGCCGCTCGACTCGACGATCTGGCGGATGGTCGGCTCGAGCTGGCGGATCACCTGGTGCACCTCGCTCGGGGTGAGATCTGCGCCGAGGCCGTGCTCGCCCCTGGTCACCTCGAGGTTGATCGTGCGCGTGTTGGCTCGCAGCGCCTCGGGTAGGTCTTCGGGGACGGTGCCGTGGAAGCGCTGGATCGCTGACCAGCCAAGCGCCTGGGTCTGCGCCGGCGTCCAGTCGGAGCGGCCGTCGAAGTTGATCTGGTTCAGGTGGTCGGCGATCTGCTGGTACCACTCGCTGATCCGCTCGTAGCGAGAGCCGGTCGCCGAGCCGGGCGAGTCGCCCACGAAGTTTCGATGGCCCAGCTTGGCTGCGACCCGGTCGGCGATCTTCGAGTCGACGAGACCGTAGTCGCGGATGCCCCAGATGTCGACCGGTGCCGGCGCACCACCCTCGCGTGCACCGCCCATCCAGGTTCGGGTGTCGGCACCACGCAGTGCATCGATGAAGTCGGAGAGCTTGGCCGCGATTCCCGACTCGATCGGAGAGCCCTGCACCGCGTTGGCGATCGAGCGGGAGACGACCGAGATGTCGCCGTGGATCATGTCGGGCGTGTCGCCGCGGGCGAGCCTGTCCATCACCCGGGTGACTGCCATCAGGCCGCCGGCCGGGCTGGCGTTTGCCTGGCTGACGGCGAAGCCGCGCATCACCTGGTCTGCCTGGTTGCCGAAGGCCTGGCGGAAGACGGGCTCGAAGTGCTCGTACCAGCGGGCGAGCTGGTCGCGGTCTGCGAGGTCGGGGACCGAGTGCAGCACGCGGGCGACCCACTGCTCGGGCGTGACCGGGCCGATGATCGGGTGACCGTTGGCGTCGAGCACGGTCTGGTTGCCGTGCAGGATCTTGTCGACGGTGCGCGGGTTGTACTTCGCCTTCAGGTGTTTGGCCGCGTCCTGGGCGAAGTGGAAGGGGTCGAGCTGCAGGAGCGCTGCGTGCAGGTCTTGCGGGGCGACACCGGTGAAGCGGAGTCGGTTGAGGCCCTCGTTCATCGCAGCGATGTGTTCTGCCGCACTGTCGCCGAGCACGTTGCGGGAGGCGTAGGAGCGGATCAGGTTGTGCCAGCCCTCGAGCGCCTTCGCCTGGTCGGCCTCGGGCAGGTGGCCGATCGTGTCTCTGAGCGCCTGGATCTGCGGGTGAGCGTTGAAGGCCTGCCGGATCACGCCCTCCTCGGGGTGCATCTCGGCGCCGGCGTAGAAGCGGTTCGGCTTGTTGACCGCCCCCTGCAGCTGCTCGGGGGTCATCATCCCGTAGCGGGCCATGATCGCGTCTCGAGCTCCGGCCACCTGCATCGCGAGCCGGTCGATGTGGGAGAGGGCGGTGTACTTGGGGTTGACCTCGACGTTGCCGTGCGCGTCGAGCTGGAGCGTCTTGTGGTCGATCACGTCCTGGAAGCGCTTCGCGACAGCCAGGTTCTGAGCCTTCAGCTCCGGGTCGGTCGCCTCGGCGGCCCACTGCTTCTGGGTGGCGACGGCGTCCTCGGGGCGCATGTTGCGCGAGGCGAGCAGCACCGAGTCCTCTGCCACCTGGTTCGGCAGTCCGGTCCGCTTGCCGATCCTGAGTGAGAGCCGGGCGAGCTCGCGCTGCTGGATCGCCCGCATCCTGCTCATCGCTCGCGTCGACTCGTCGAGTGAGTTGCCGACGCGCCAGTTGCCGTAGCGGGCGAGCTGGCTCTGCGGGTTCGAGGCGACCGCCCGGCGGATCACAGCGTCGTGGGCTTCCTGCAGTGCGCGCACCCAGACCTGGCCGGAGGGGTGCAGCGTGCCGGCGCCGCTCTCGTGCGGGATGATCGTGCGCGGCATCTCCATCATCCGCGCGGCGCCGCCGATGTTTCCGAGCTCGGCCACCTTGCCAGCGGCGCCGAGCACGGGCAGCACGTTCATCGCGGTCATGAACGGGTCGCGCAGCGGGTGTTGGAACGACTCGACCGTCTGCTTGGCGAAAGCCTTGCCGATCGTCGGCAGCTGCAAGCTGCGATCCTGGTACTTGTACTCGCCGGCCATCGGTGGCGTGATCAGCGTGCCGATGTCGTGGGCAGCAGCATGGCCCACCTGGTACAGCGCTCCCGGCATCGAGGCGATGTCGTGCGCTGCGAGCGAGAGCTTTCCGGTCATCCAGTGGCCGAAGTCCGATCCGCTGAACGGACTCTTGGCCGGCGCCGCCCCGCCTGTCGTCGGAAGCGAGTCGAGTGAGTGCGCGGCCCTACTGCCACCGCTCGACGACTTCGAGCCCGCATCGGGCAGGCTGTCCAGCGAGACCGGCTTCGCCATCTACTTCTTCTTCGTCCGCTGTGGCGGCTGCACGGGTGTGAAGCGGCGAGCTCCTGCGTAGCCGGGGATCGAGTTGAGCGGCACGACCTGGACGTAGCCGCCTGTGTGCGGCGCGACGATGACGTAGCCGCCGCCGATGTAGAGCGCCTCGTGGCCGGGGTTCTGAGGTGTACCGTCGGAGACGTAGAAGACGGCATCGCCGGGCTGCAGCTGATTCGGACTGACCGGGTGGCCCATGTGGAACTGCTGCGCGGAGTTGTGGGGGATGCTGATCCCGCCGACCTTCTCCCAGACGTACTGGACGAGACCGGAGCAGTCGAAGCCGCCCGGCTGGTTGCCGCCCCACTTGTACGGTGTGCCGAGGTAGTCGCGAGCGGCAGCGGCGACGGCCGTGCCCTTCGTGTTGCCGAAGCCTGGTGCCGGTCCGGTCGGCCCGTTGATGTCCGGGAACTTGCCCGCCGCCTCGAGCCCCATCGCGACCCGCTCCTGGTAGGAGAAGTTCGGTCGACCGCCCTGGCCTGGCGTGGTCCAGTACTGGTTGAGCGACTCCTGAATGATCGAGAGCGGGATCCCGGCCGCGACCGCCTTCTTGATCGCCCGCTGGTAGTCGAATCCGGCGCCACCAGCGGTCACGACGGTGTAGCCCTTCTTCACGATCTCGGCCTGCATCTGCGCCGCGGTCAACCCGGCCTTCTGCTCGACGGTCGTCGTCTTGCCCGTCTTCGGATCCTTGACCGTCCAGACCTGAGCGTTGTTCCAGGCGTCGTCAGCGATCTTCCCCGCCGCCTTACGCCAGCTGTTGATCGTCGACTGCGAGTAGCCACCGTTTGCCAGCTGAGCCTGCTGCTTTGCGACCTGGAGCTGGAGCCGCTGGCTCTCGAGCCCGAGTCGTGCGGCGGCGTTGTTGGCCGCGAGCCCCTTGTAGTAGGCGTTCGTCTGATCGACCCGCTGACGCTCGCTCAGCGAAGCCCAGCCTCGAGCGGAGGTGTCCTTCGCGATCTGCCCGCGCAGGTTGAGCGAGGCCTGCCGGTCCTGGTGTGCGAGCAGCTGGTTGAGGACGGTGTAGGCATCCTTCGCCCCGGTCGACTGGATCTTCGCGATGTTGGCGGCGATCTGGTTGTTCTCGGTCGCCTGGGTGGCGCGCAGCTTGGTCATCATCTGCCGCGCGTTGAGAGTGTTGATCCCCGGCTCCGCTCGAGCTCGAGAGAGGGCAGCCGCCTGCTCGGCAGCGAGCGAGGCTGTCGGGATCGCGCCCTCACGCAGGTTGAGGATGGCGCCACCCGTGCCGAAGTCGGCCTGGTTCTGGGCGGCGATTGCGGCCTGCTGTGCGGCCGGAGCTCCGATCGCGCGCAGCTGCGCCTGGGCGGCGTCGTTCGGGTTGGCTGCCTGCAGTGAGGCCATCGCGGCCTGCCCGACCGCGTTGGTCGCGTCCTGCGCCGTCTGGTAGTCCGAGCTGACCTGCGCCGGAAGCTGGGAGATCGCGGTGTTCGTCTCCTGGTTCCACTGGGTCAGCGCCTGGATCTCGGCGAGGTGCTGCGCCGCGAGCGCCTTCTGCTGCGATGTCCAGTAGGCCATCTGCGGGCCGACGATCGACTGCAGGATCTGCTGGTACTGGGAAGGCGGCTGCGCCTTGCCGCTCGGCTTGGTCGGCGGCTTGGCTGGCGGTGTCGGGGCGACACGACTAGCGGGCGGGCTTGTGTTGTGCTGGGCGATGGCCGGCGTCCGCTGCGGCGGTGGCGCCGGCTTCGTCTTCGGCACGACACCCGGCTGCGCACCGGAGAGCGGCGTGTTACGAGCCACGATCTGCGTGGCTGTCCTCGTCACCGGGGCGAAGCTCGGCGGCTTGGCTGCCGCGTGTGCTGTTCCCGGCAGCGTTCCGAGCGAGGGGCTGTTCGCGCCCGGGTGCGCCGGGCCGGCTGGGAACGTGGGGATCGCCATCTAGCCTCTCCACCAGGTGCTGGGCATGTAGCTCGAGGTGTAGGGGTCGTAGCCGCCGGAGCCGGGAACCGTGCCGAGCGCGCCCGGGTAGGTGTAGGGCGGTGAAGCGCTCGAGCCACCACCACCGAACGTGTTCGTCGGCCAGGGACTGTTCGAGATCGTCGGGGTCGGCGTCGACGGCGGCGGGATGTTCTCGATCGCCGCAAGCACCTTGTCGCGGGCCTGCCCGCGCATCGCGACCCAGGTGTTGTAGAGCTGGGTCAGGTAGTCACCGAGCGCCGTGTTGGCCTTGTAGATCTCACCGCTGTAGGCGGTGTTCTGCTGCTGCGTCTGGTAGCCGAGGTCGCCGGAGCCGAGGATGCCGCGAGCGGCGAGCGCGTTCACGACAGCCTGCTGTTGCAGGTCGTTCTGCCGCCTCAGGTTGGCGAGCGTCGAGTACTGGTTGCCCGATGCCGCGTCGATCTCAGCCTGGGTGAGCGCCGAGCCGGCCGGCATCCCGAAGTGCGATGCGAGCGAGGCGGCGTAGTTCGGGTCGCCGTAGTCGACAACCGCTCGCTCCCAGGCCTGCCGCAGCGCCGCGTCGGCCTCGGCGTTCGCCTGCTGCTGGTCGGTGAGCGCCTGCTGGTAGCCGGCGTTGCCTGCGACATCGGGCGGCGTCTGGCCGGTGCCCTGACCGGGCGGCTGGGTCTGGTTGAAGGCCGGGTTCGGGTTACCAGAAGCGTCGAAGGGGAACGCGCTCGAGGGGAGCGAGCCCGGCGCCAGCGAGCTCTTGCCGCTCGGGTTGAGCGCGGCGAGCTGGGCTGCGGTCGGTGGTGGCGGCAGCGCCGCGGCGGCCTGCTGGTTCGTCTGGTTCTGCAGGGTCGCGTTCTGCTGAGAGCCTGGTGGCGCAGCTCCGAACTGGAACGAGCTCATCGCGGCGATGTCGGCCGGGCTGGTCTCCTCGGCCAGGTAGGCGCCTGCGCCGACGACGCCCGCGCTCTTGATCTCGTTGGCGTAGGTGCCCATGCCAACAGCCGGGTTACCGTTCGCGCCGCCGTAGGTGCCGACGATCGGGATCACCGTGGTGGCGCCACGGCCGCGAGCGTCACTGACGACGCTCTGGACGGTCGCCTGCTGGTTCGCGTTCTGGTAGGCCTCCGGCATCGCGATCCAGCCGGGCGGGTAGTTCTGGTTGTAGTCGTTGGGGTTACCGACGAGGGCTTTCGGCACGTTGATCTGGCTGCTGACCGCCTGGGCTGCTGCGAACTCGCTAGGAACCTCGGCCTGGGCGATGTAGCCCGAGACGCCGAGCTGCTGCACGGCGGCCGCGTCGGTTGGCGCGGCCTTGTCGGTCCAGGCGACGACCTGGAAGCCGGCCGCTTTCAGCTGTGCCACCTGCGCCGGGGTGACGCTGCCGATCTTGACCGCGACCCAGGAGGCTTTGCCCTGGAACTTGAGCGCGCTCATCGGGTCCCAGGCGGTGAAGACGCCGGCGCCGGCGAACGGGCCGGCCGCCCTGATCTGCGCCTGCTCGTCCTGGTTGGTGGTGTTCTGCTGCTGATCCGGAGGTGGTGCGCCGGGCTGCGAGGGCGCGGGCGGCAGCGTGTAGTCGGTCGGCGTCTGCCCCTGCGTGGCGACGTCTGTGTCGTAGAGACCCTGGCGCTTGCCGCCGCCGAGCGCGTTGGTCGCCAGGCCTGCGAGACCGGCCATGTCGGGTAGCTTGGTGCCGCCGAGCAAGCCCTGAGTGGCGATCCCGCTGCCGAAGAGCCCGCCGAGCTTGGTCGACTGGAAGCCTGGCGACTGCAGCTTCGCGGCCTGGGCTGCGAGCTCGGCCGGGCTCAGCGGCCCCGTTCCGCTCTTGCCGGTCGTGTCGCCGAAGCTCTGGCCTGCCAGCCCGGTCAGGCCGCCAAAGCCGGGCGCCGTGTATGAGGGCGCCGTGCCGTAAGGTGTCGTCGCAACCCCGGATGCGCCGCTGAGGCCAGTACCGGAGTAGAGGCCTGCGCCTGCCGGGGAGCTCGGCGGCTTCGGCGCCGAGGGTGCGGCCGGCGAGGAGGTCTGCGTGCTCGGTGGGTTGCCCCAGTACTGGGAGGGAGGGACGTAGGGCGCAGCTGCGCCTGCCAGCACGCCGGGTGAATCGCCTGTGCCTTGCGCGGGCATGGCCCTCCTTCCCTAGATCAGCTTCGCGAACCCGTAGAGGATGCGGTAGGAGTTGCCCGAGCTTGCAACGTTCCACTGGGCTGTCACCTGCAACGTCTTGGCTACGGTGGTGTCGATCGCGCTTGTCACGGCCTGCGTCCTGCCGGAGATGAAGCCACCGTCTCCTGCTGAGGAAATGACCTGACTATTGGCGGCGCCCGTGTTTGAGATCGTGACCCTGTGCACCCAACCCACGCGAGAGGCGTTCAGACTTGGAAAGGCGGCGTTGCCGTGATCGATCACCGTTGTGCCGCCAAACTTGACCCGAATGTCGAGCATGTCGCCGGCGCCACCAAGCGTGTCGTTGTAGAGGTAATCGCCGATCAGCATGACCTCGAGCGTCTTGTTGATGCCAAGGTCACCGCCCGCAATCTGCAGCGAGTAGATGACTGTCTCGACGAGCGTGTTGACCACGTTCACCGAAGCAGGGTTGCGGTCGTAAACGCGCAGCTGCTGGGTGTAGCCCTGGAGCTGGGCGATGTTGATCGCGGGCGGGTTCTGACCGAACCAGAGCCGGAGCTCGCCAAGTGCCTGAGCTGAGATCTCGAAGATCGAGCTGATCTTCGGCGTCTCGCCCGGCTCGGTGAGGGTCGGAAAGTCGGTGTTGACCTGGTCGACGTTGCTCATGTGCCGCCGGCGTAGACACCGATGTAGCGCTGGTCAACCTCGAGCGAGTAGATCTCGGTCTTCGCACTCGGCCCGGTCTGGGCGAGCTTCACGTTCACAGCCTGGGACTGCTTGGCGACGGTGAAGCGCTGCCGGTAGAGATCACTCGACTCGGCAAAGGGGCTCTCGGCAACGGTGCCGTAGCTTGTAGCCTCGAGGTTGGCGGCGACCTGGGCGGCGAGCGTCGGGTTGTCGGTCGCGGCGTCCCGCATGTCGTAGGTGATGCGGCCGTTGCCGAAGTGCTTCATCCAGGGACCGGAGCCGACGAGGCGGAACTGGCAGGCCGGAGCGACCGCGGTGCCGTTGGCGTCGTTCTTGTTGCCGCTCGCCGGCCTGAACACGCCGGAGCAGGCGACCACCCGGTTGGTCGAGCGGTCTGCGTAGTAGAGCTCCTCGGCGTTGCCGAAGGCGGTCGCGTACATCAGCGCCGGCCAGTTGGTCAGCCGCGCCCAGGCGTAGCGGGGGACGTAGCAGACGAGGCTGTCGACGAGGGTCGAGCCGTTCATGATCGTGACGAAGAGGAAGCTGCGGAAGACGCCACAGGCGATCGTCCAGGTTGTCGGGTCATAGCCGACCATCAGCGACTGCCAGTAGGTCTCGATCAGGCCGGCGGTGGTGAGCGACTGGAAGCCGGCACCGTTTGTGAGGTAGACGCCGCGCGGGTTGGCGAAGATCGCGTTGCCCTCCTGGATCACGATCGAGCGGGCGTCGGTGCAGCCGATGGAGCCGATCGGCTGGCGATCCATGTCCGAGTTGGGCGGCGGCGTCGAGCCGGTCAGCCGCTCGGTGTGATCCTGGGAGAAGATGATGATCGCGTTGGAGAGCGCTGCCAGGCCGGAGATCGCGTTGTCGGCGTCGATCCAGCTGTTGGTTGTGTCCCAGGTCGAGGTGATGCTCGGGGTCGGACTGAAGAACATCCGGTTCGGGTTGGCAGCCTGGTTGGCGAGCACGAGCCGGGTCTTGTAGACGCAGGCGTAGCGACCGGCTGAGGGGCTACCGCCAAGGTTCGCGACGGTGGTGCCGTCGTAGGTCTTGGGAACGGTTGTCCCGTCGGAGGCGGGAACGACGAGGTAGGTTGTGGCGCCGACGCGGAGCACCGGCGTCTGCAGGGGGGGAAAGCCGGTGCCGAGCGTCGCCAGGTCGGTCGTGGCACCGGCCGTGATCTTGTACATGTGGCCGTTGTCGCCGATCGCGATCAGCTGGTTGCCGGCCGGGAAGTCGGCCTCGGTGACGGTGGCGGCGTAGCTGGCGCCGGTCAGCGCTGGGCCGGCGTAGCTGGTACCGCCCCGTTTGAACATCAGGCCGGGCTCGTGGAGCAGGAAGTCGGTTGCGTCGAAGAGCGCGTTCTGGGGGATCGCATCGCGGGGTGCGTCACGAACGACACCGCGTGACCAGTCGGCGGTGACGACCGGGAGGTTGTAGCGGTTGTAACGGGTCTTGGTGACCCCGGCCTGCAGGAAGCTGTTGGGCATCTACCAGCGCCCGCTGTTCAGGCCGCGCACATCGACGGAGGGATCGTGCGGTCGTGTCATCGCGCCGGGCAGGATGCGGAACTGCCGGGTCATCGCGCCTTCCTTGCGCCGCAGGTGGCCGCGCAGGCGGGCGATCTCGGTGTTGTAGTTCTGCTGGAAGATCGTCGCGTCCGGGTCCTTCAGGAACATGGCGCCCTTGTAACAGGCGCCGTTGACCAGGCACTCGGTCGCGTAGGGCTCCGGCAGTAGCGGAAGGTCGCCGTCGTTGACGAGCGCCGCCGGCCGCTGGGTGTAGTAGATCGTGATCGAGTCAGCCGACTGCGGGACGGGGTAGAACTGGATGTTGTTCAGACCCCAGACCGCGTAGTACTTGACGCCACCGAGGTTGAGCACCGCCTGGGGGTTGGCGGTGTTCCACTCCAGGATCTGCTCGAGCGAGACCGGCTGCAGCGGCCGTGACTGGTACCCGCCAGTGGGAACGCAGTAGCTCTCCTTGATCCGGTGGATCGACGGGTCGAGCGTGTAGATCGCCGTCGCCGGCGTGAGGGCCATCGTCGAGTAGGCCTGCAGCGCCTCCGTCTCGGTGCAGGCATCGACGTAGACCTGGTTGACCCAGTCCTTCGTCCTCGAGGCGTCGATCGTCGCGTCGAGCCGGATCTTCGAGATCACCTCGTTGCGGATGTCGAGGAAAGTGGACGGGTAGGCCAAGGCGAGCTCCTTAGACGGGTTGCAGGATGGGGAGCGTGAGGGTGCCGGGCTGGTACGGGGTGAGCAGCAGTCCCGCGCCGAGCGCGAACGGGGTCAGCACGATCGAGTGGCCGGGCGGGTAGGGGCTCAGGATCGGTGAGACCGGGCCGCCCGTGTAGACGAAGTAGAGGAGCAGGATCTGGGTGTTGCCCATCAGACGCCGACCCCTGCCAGGGCGAGCTCGCGCAGGGTAGGCCCTCCGGCGACGACGACGGTGCCGCCGCTGAAGTTGTCGAGCCGGTAGACGTTGTTGAAGACCTCGGCGCCGATCCGGCCGGTGCCGGAGATCGCGCTGTCGCTGGCGGGGTTGGCGCCGGTGGAGGCGACCAGGTTGCCCCAGGAGCCAGCGCCCGACTTGTAGTGGGCGGTGATCGTGGTGCCGATCACGTCGATCCCGAAGCTGTCGCCGCCAGACCAGGCCTGGGTGCCAGTCGCCAAGTTGGTTCCTGTCCCGGAAACGTACTTCGCTAACACCCAGGCGCCGGTGACGGCGCTGATCGCGAGGTTGTAGCCGGTCGGCGAACCGCCGGTGTTGGTGCAGCGAACCCAGAGCGCGAAGTCGTCGCCGGAGTTGCCGGCGGTGGGGACGAGCTCCCAGGCTTCCATGTCGGGTCCGAAGCTGGCGGCACTCCAGAAGCCGCCGCCCCAGCCAGTGCCGGAGCTCGTCAGCTGGCCGGAGCTGATCGCGAGCGCGGCATCACCGAAGGCAGGTGTCGTCCAGTTGCCGAGCGTGCCCGAGAAGTCGTCGAGCAGGCCTGTGGTCGGGAAGGCCATCAGGCATAGAAGAGGTTGACGACCACGTCGTTGGCCGTGACAGCGGTCGTGTCGTTGTCTGCGAGCGCTCCCGTGATCCCGATCCCGATCCCGGTACCGAAGGCGATCCCGTTCGTGAACTCGACATTCGCTGCACCGCCGGCAGGAAGCGGCAGCGTCAGCACCGGCGTGTCGGTGCCGACGGTGGGTGCCGTCGCCTTGTTGTAGAGCTTGACGTAGCGGGTGGAGGCGGCGGCGTTGAAGAAGTACCAGCCGAAGACCTGGCCGGCCGCGTTCTTGATCAGGTTGGAGTTGGTCGAGGCGGCGGCGAGCAATCGGTAGATCGTGAGGCCGCCGGAGGTGGCCGGCTTCACGTTCGCGCTCACCGTGCCCGAGACGGGCTGGGTCACACCGGAGCCGTCGACCTTGAGCGCGTTGGTGAGCTGCGGCTGGTCGGTTGCGAGCACGACACGCTGCGTGCC